CGGGGACGTTAAGTCCCCGTTTTTGTTTTTAACAATTATCGATATTACATATTCGCGATAATCGCGTCGCCAAACTCACTACATTTCAGCAGCTTAGCGCCTTCCATACCTTTAACAATCAGATCCGCCGCTTCGAACCACTGCATGTGACGCAGCATTACATTGCCAAAAACATACCAACCATTTGATAAAGTTGAAATTATCATTCTTCCTACTATCAAAAAAATCCAGTAACTGCCTTTTACAACTCATTGATTATCAAAACGTTGATTTTAGTTTTGGGGAAGAGTTTTCTTCAAGATTCCAATTTTTTCACGCCAGTACATTCAACATGATGCTACTAATGGCAACCCCCAATAGTGAAGCTTCTACATTGGTTGAGGTCGCTCGGAGAAACACCGGAACAACCACTCGCATATCCTCTTCTATACTTTCAGTCTGACCGACTGGAGGTTTCATATGTGTGGACGCTTTGCACAAGCACAGACCCGCGAAGAATACCTGGCATATCTGGCCGATGAAGCCGAGCGCGATATCGCTTATGACCCTGAACCTATAGGCCGGTACAACGTGGCGCCCGGTACCAAAGTTCTGCTGCTCAGTGAACGCGACGAGCAACTGCATCTGGATCCGGTATTCTGGGGATTTGCGCCCGGATGGTGGGATAAACCACCGCTGATTAATGCACGGGTTGAGACTGCCGCCACCAGCAGAATGTTTAAACCGCTATGGCAACATGGCCGAGCTATCGTGTTTGCTGATGGTTGGTTTGAGTGGAAGAAGGAAGGCGACAAGAAACAGCCATACTTCATCCACCGGGCTGACGGCCAGCCAATATTCATGGCGGCGATCGGCAGCATACCGTTCGAACGCGGTGATGATGCCGAAGGATTCCTGATTGTCACCGCTGCAGCCGATAAAGGTCTGGTAGACATTCACGACCGCCGCCCTCTCGTTCTGTCACCTGAAGCAGCGCGGGAATGGATGCGGCAGGGCATAAGCGGGAAGGAGGTAGAGGAGATAATTACTGATGGTGCCGTGCCGACAGATAAATTTACCTGGCACGCCGTGAAGCGCGCCGTTGGCAATGTGAAAAATCAAGGGGAAGAGCTGATCAAACCCGTTACCTGACTATTGGCAGATCGGAAAATCTGGTCGTATACCGAGGCGAAAGCATTTCTCGCTTCATAGCCCACTGTTGCGACATCCCCTGCCCGGCGATTTTCTGACTGTATTGTCATGTGCGCATATTTAAGCCAGTTTAGAGGCCGGGAACTTTCTGTACAGCGTCGACAGCCCTACATCATAAATAATCGCTACTTGCTGTCGCGGTACTCCTGTCCTAATCAGGCGCCCGGCCTGCGCCCATTGCTCCGGGGTGAGCTTTAGACGCCTGCCACCAATTCGCCCCAGCTCCCTTGCCGCTGCCAGCCCGGCGAGTGTCCGCTCGACAATGAGCGCTCGTTCCATTTCAGCGAGTGCGCCCATGACATGAAAGAAAAAACGCCCCATTGGCGTCGACGTGTCTATGCTGTCGGTCAGGCTGCGGAAATTAATGCCACGCTCCCGTAGCTCCTCTACCAGAACGACCAGATGACGCATACTGCGACCCACAACTTATAAGTTCCTATAATCACATTCTAAGTCAATAACATACCGAGTTATACCTGCGCTCACACGTCCCATTTTCGAAAGACGTGCAAAGCTTTGCATTGGTTTGCAAGGCTTTGTGTGTCCCGTTTTTGCCACAAGCTATTTAGCAATCAGCAATAAAAATTGATCGATAACAGCGATCGATCAACATGCATTACATAGATATAAACTATCAAATAATACATTATTGATCGCTTATATCGATCAAAACAATTTGTAGTGCTACACTCCAGATCTTTCTGAATCCGCTGATTTTCAAAGTGACAACTTTAAAGTTCATAACTACACACATGACCAGACAACTTAATGGAATACAGGTTTTGCGTGGTATCGCAGCCTTGATAGTCGTTTTAGGACATAACAGATCTCTGTATGGGCACATAGATAGTGGTTCTTTTATAGACTATTTGACAATGCAGGCAACGTTCGGTGTTGAGATATTTTTCATAATAAGTGGATTCATAATCACTTACTCAACAAGAAATGCTTCCGGAGATTCATTTGCCAGGTTTTATTCATTTCTGACTAAACGCATATTTAGAATTTACCCAATATATTTTATTGTATTAAGTGTATATGTTTCCTTGTTTTGTTATAATTTTAACGAAGGGCATTTCACTCTTTATGAATTTACTTTAAGTAATATTATCAAATCTTTCTTACTTATACCACTTGATCCAAACATAAGCCCTCCATTTTATGGGTGGGGAACTCTCATTGTGTCATGGACTCTTGGTTATGAGATGTATTTCTATCTGGTTTTTTCATTTGCTTTATTAATTTCTACAAAATACAGAAGTTATATATCAATAGCCATATTGATGACTGTATATTTGTGTCTATCGATTTCCTTTGGAAACCCAATAGACTTTAACGCCAATACATTTCATGTTCCTTTCTATGGATATCATAGCTATTTAGGGTTCACTGGAAATCCAATAATATTTGACTTTGTTCTAGGAATGCTAATTGCCGAGTGTTATTTGCGCTTTCACAAGGAAGTGTTCGAAAATAAAATGATTGGATATTTATCTGTTCCAGTTATAACTTTATGCTTTACGATGTGGCTTACAGGATTTAAATCAGGCCAAGGTATAACTAATACTGGATTTATTGCATGCTTGATCGTCTTTTGCACAATATGCATAGAAACATCTACCAAGATTGAGTTTCCAAAGTTCATGATATTGATGGGTACGTGTTCATACTCTCTTTACCTTATTCATGTTCCGATTAAAAAAATAATAGAGATTTATGGAAAGGACATTCCATTCATTCCTCAAGAACCATCAGTAATGATGTATTTGATGTCTATTTCCGCATCAATAAGCCTGTCTATAACAATGTACTATATGGTAGAGAAAAAATTTATAGACATAGGACACAATCTTTCTAAGAAAATATAATTCTAGTGCCGCCAAATAAAAGGCGGCACTAGAATAAAAGGCATTTAATTATTATTTACTGGGAGGTTCAGGCCAAGTAATATCTGGTGCAGTGGATGTATCAACTGCCTCAAGCTCATCAAGATAATCAGGCCACAAATTGTATTGCGCTAATTCATCCCCTTTCAGCCGACCAATATATGCTTTCCTTGGCCATTGTTTACTGTTCATGAAGCTGTTTGATTCAGCGATGCGTGATGCTTTTTCATTTTCAGCTATTGCAATCTGCTGTTCATGAGTGAGTGGTGGCGTTGAAACCCAGACAGGATAACCGTTTTCATCGGCTTCCATCATTTTTCCTGATGGTGCAGTGCCGGTGTATGTTGCGAACACCGACTCATCAACATCTACCCCATCAACAGGCCAGTTACCTGTAGCCTCATAAGAACTTTTCAGAGCCACAGGATAGAAAGCATTACTGGTGGCGCTATATACATATTTCATTATTAAATTCCCACTGCTATCCATGAAATGTTTGTCGCTGTTCGGTTAAATACCGAGTTCGCAGCCACGAGCCATGCAGAAAGATTAAAGCCTGCTTTATCGATGACATGGCAACCTGCAATATTTGCTGCACTGGCATCTGTTCCGGCTCCTGTTACGCCAAAACATTGTGTTGGGAATGGGATGGGAAAGTTAACAATGATTGCACCGCTGGCACTGGATGTATGATAGCCATGCTGGATAATTTTACCAGATGGAAATTTCATCCAACCCGGACCAGCAGCAAACGAGGCCATGTCTGGTATTTGATTAGTTCCCGTCCCGACGGCTCTTTTTGCCGCTTCTCCCAATTGAAGGTATGTGAGAACGTCAGCAATAGCATTCTTGCCGATAATGTCACGACCAACCTGAGTGAGAACGGTCAAAGCTGCAGTATCATTCCCGTTAAAATACGGGAGTTTATCTGCACCGGTAGCCAGACCAGCGAGCGCCGTCAGCGTGGCATCAAGAGTCTGAAAATCCTTACCGAACGCAGCGGACATTTTGGCGATAAAGCCGCTCAGGTCACCATCATCGAGTACATCCTGCCCGCTCTTGCTGGCTGTGTACTGTGCCAGTGCTGCAGCGATGAAGCTCGCCTGACGCAGCGCTTTATTTACCTGTGCACTTGATGCCTTGCCCGCAGTAAAACCAGACAGGAGCGCCGGCAGCGCCTCCCAGTCAGGCTGCGATGTAACATTTGCCCCCTTTCCCGTCGCAAACGGTTTAAAATCATTTTTAGCCATCAGAGTAATGTCCCCCATGAACCGGCATCAAACCCGCTGATATATTCGTTATCCATATCAAACCCAAAAAACCTGTTTCCTTCAGAAGGCGTTTCCACCGAAGGAATTTCAATACTTCCGCCCCATACACCAGCGGCCTTTACCGTCAGATACCCTTGTCGTATCGCAGCAATAAGTTCGAGAGAGACCGATGAAATATCTGTTTCAGGAAAAACCCAGATACCTATGGTCATGTCCTGGTTATCGACGATCTGCATCTTCAGACCGGAGCCGTCCAGTGCAGCGTCAAGAATGGGAAGCAGAGAGTCGTTTCTTCCGTCCCAGTTGTTAATTGCTATCTTCGTTTTTAGAACGATGCGATAGGTTTCATCGCTCAGCGAGGCATAACCCGAATCCGGATCATATGGCCCCTGCCAGACGCCCTGGTCATATCCGAGTCCGTCAGTGTCCCAGCTGAAATAGACACCGCTTATTGGCTGGCTTACAACCCGGCTTAACCCTATCCACTGGCCGAGAATATCGAGTTGTATTCCTGTCGCATGATCAATATCAAAAGCGTTTATTAGCCCATTTATTGCGGCTGAGGTTTCAGCTAACGGCCTGGTCACTAAATCGATGTGTTCAACGAATTTAGATTTTGTCGCATGATAGTTAGTAATTAAGTCCGTATATTTGCTCATGCTTCCACCGTAATAATGATATTTTCCGGCTTACAGGAGGCAGATTCGTCGTAAGCAATATTAATATTCGCCGCAGCAACAGCTTCCGGAGATTTGCCGATCAGCAACTCCTGAATATCGTAATAGCGCGCATTTCCACCACTGACGACCCCAAGGTTAGCAGGAGAATAAATCCGGCTCAGCAGTACCTGGTCACCAATCATCAGTCTGTTAATGTAATCCGTAACAGCCTGCTGGATCTGCACACCTATCTGAGAGGTGTACCCGGCAAAAACTGTTAAGGTGATTTTTCCGTAAACAGGGACATCAGTTGGTCGCGAAAAACTGATTATGTGAGGATTGCCATATTTATCCGGTACGGTTACGGATGTTTTTCCCCAAGTCCGGACCCCCTGCCCTTTATTTCCCCGGATGGTCCTGGCTATTTCGGTCACATCGCCACCATCAACAATGGCCGAGATGGAATGCGGAGGGAGCCCGTTACCGTCAGTCTTTCCTGTATCATTTTCATAGAGCTTGTGGCGCGTCACACCAGCAATATTAGCGATCGCCCCGTCCACACCTTCAAATGGTGTGATGGATGGTATCGCGACACTCTGCCCCTGCCTGATGCGCAGTTCTGCGTCCGTTTCTGCAGGTGCGCCAACGGTGGCCGCTGCCGGGTTGGTTACCGACGTCCAGCCACGGGTCGGTGTATTGATAGTGGTAATCGTCCCGGCAGGAGCTGCAACCGCTCCGCTTTTGGAACAAATTGCAGTTGCCGTCACGGTGCCATCAACACCAATCACCACTGAATCCGGAAGACGCCAGATCACGTTATTGGTGTCTTTCACGGTGCCGTTCGTAATGGTTGTTCCTGCGGTGCCAGTGAGCAGTAAATCCACGGTAGAGTTCGTTGCACCTTTGCGCGCGATACCGTTAATTTTTACGTTACTGGTCAGCGCTACGCCGTAACCCGTAGCAGGTGAGAAGCAGTTATAGACGGAAATGGCTGTGTTATTGGCATCGTGAATAGCAAGCGCCACCAGCGCCACCATCTGGCCGTCTTTGCTGTCCGGCTCCAGATAAGCGTCACTACCATAAATCTGCTGGAAATAGCTCGTCAGGGTATCGAGTATCGTCTGGTAATCAGGCGCACTGATCCCCTCAGCGGTTACCGTTGCCGATAAGCCGAGTGTGTCCAAATTGAGGGCCATTTATGCCTCGCTGGTTACTGTCGTTGTTCCGTAGATAGTGTCGATTTCAGCGAAGAACTGGACGCGGCGCGTCGTCGCGTTCACTGTGGTATTGAAAGAGAGGATGGATTTCACGCCCCGCGTTTCGAGGATGCGCTTGCGGATCGCCAGATTGTAGGTTTCCGGCTTTTGCTTACCGAGCACAGACTGAATCCACGGTGTTCCCTCTGTCTTATCGAGGAACCACTGCCCGTACCACAATGCAAATCGTGTTTTTACCGCCTGCGCGACAGCTTCTGGCGAGTTAATCAGCCAGGTATCATCGCCACTACCAAAAGTGTAATCACCTTCGCCGTCTTCACGTCTGTACCGCATTAGTTCACCTCATCTGTATAGCTTCCACCGCGTTGAACGCCGCCATGCGTATGGGTATTGTCGATCACCTTGCCGTTCGCTTTCACACTACCGATAAACTCAACAGCACCGGTGATTTTTGATGCAACGCCAGAAACAACGGACCCTACCATGCCTCCCAGCCAGGACAGCAGCCCATGAATGGTAACTTTCGCCGAGAAGTCGGCCAGCGGAGTCACTATATCCAGACCGCCAGGCGCTACGATTTTAATTTTCTGAGTGGAAGGGTTGAGCTCAAAGAACGTACTTCCGTCGTCGCTACGGAGCTGCGCGGCCCCCGTACTTATTCCGCTTATTTTTTGCGCCTGCGACTGCGGCCCGACGATACAGAACGCATCCGATAAATCATGCACCCGATCGTCGACAGGCTCCTGTACCCCGCCGTTCTGCCACCAGAAATCGATGCAGCGATCGGAAAAAATCACCAGTCATTCATCACCGGCTTTCACCGGGAACGTTAGCGTGCAGCCGCCGCCGCGAGGAAATACCACGGGCACATCCACCAGCAGCGGGTAAGGTTTTGTCACCCGGTTGCCGTCGTTATCGGTCTCAACCGAACGGATAGCAGGCTGCACAACCGCCGTAACCGCGTCAGGGTCGAATGACTGAATAATGCCGGGCAAAGCGACGCGGATTTGGTTCTTTGTTGTTTCCCGCTCAGATTTGAATGTTTCGGCAAGGTCGCCGCTGCGAGTCTGGTCAGATACTGCCATTTGGTAGGCTCCAGAAAT